TACTAATATAAGATCGAGAAGATTCTGCTAATGAATCATCATCAAGAACAATAGTATCAAAAGAAATAGTTCCGTCTCTTACTACCATTTCTCCTTTCATAATAGTATCTTTTAAGTAAGCACTTGCTACTAAATGAGGATTATGTTGAATATACTGCTCTTGAAAGTTATCATTACTTATAGCTGAATAATTATTAATACTATTCTGTATATCATTATATAAACCTAAAGCTTTCAAATAATGAGGTGGAATATGTTTAACAAACTGTCTAGCTTTTTGTAATCCTCCTGTTACCATTTGATGTGCAACTAATAGTCTAGCTATTTCACTATAAGTATAAGTATTTCCATTATATTCAATAGTACCATCTTTTTTAAGCCATACAATTGATTTAACGACTTTGTTTGCATCCATTGAATAAAACCTTGTTTCTCCGCTTTCCGCTTCTTGTGACTCATTAATACACCCCAAAATCAAACTTTCTGCATCGTTTGAGGTTTCGGCATAAATAGTACTCATCCCTTTTACAGGAACTGAATCAACTCCGAAAGGCAAACATTCATCAGCACTTTTTGCACCAAATTGCAGTACTTTTAAAATTCGTTTTCCAACTTCTATTGAAGCGTCTGAAAATTTACTAAAATATATCATTACGTATGTCTTTTATGTGATTCATAATAAAAAAGAATCGGTTTAGGAACTTGACCGTTATAAGTTTCTGGCAATACTAAATCTAAACTACTTGTAATACTTGCTTCATCAATATTTAGTGTAATACTTGAAACTATCCATCTTGAATAAGCAAAACTATAAATCTCGTGATTATGAATGTTGATTAAATCACCTGGAATAATATCATCAAACAAACCTTGTAATTCTACTTTAACCGTAATGTTTTTTAGTTCAGCAGCCAATTCATTATCGGCAGCCTTTTTAGTGTCAGTATCTTCTCCAGAACTCAAAACCTTTGTAGTTGGGCGAAACACTCCAATTAAAGGATTTTTAGCAACGTCAACTGTAGAAACTCCTGAATTATCTTTTGATGGTTGCCTAACCACATTTATAATTGAGTGCATTCCTTGACCATTCCATTGGCTTGACATTCTCAAAGTATTATCCTTATTGAAATAATATTTAGGTTTCGAGTTTACATCAGGTTTGAACATTACAACTTGACCTTTTGCATTATGGCTCAATAAAATATTTCTTTGTGATGTCAATTTAGAAATATAACTTTTAACCGTTTCAGTACTATCAGCAGTAGTCTTTTTAAAAACTCTATCCGCTTCTTTTGATTTTGAAAGTTTCTTTTTTCTTGGTTTAAAAGATTTTACATTTTTAGTACTTACATCTTTTGTAAAGTTACTATCAATATCTGCATCACCGTCCAATAAATAAACAACTTCAATTCCATAAGCATTACAAAGTTTATTCGCAATTTCTCTCAAAGAACGCCCACTACTTTCTAAAGGATACATACTCGGAGGAATAGTAACATCTTCTAAAATTCCACTCAAAGAATATCCACTAAGTACAAGTAAATTAGAAGTTGAATCGCTATCAAAAGCATGACCTAAAATAACACCCGTAAACAACAAAACCCCATCATCTTTAAATATTTCTACTTTATGATATTGGAGTGGTTTAAACAATTCTTTGTGATCATCATTTTCTGGATTGAAACGAACTTTAAAAGTAAACGTAGAACCAATACTATCTAAATTACGAGTAATCGATATTGCTGTGAAATTTTCGCAATTGCGACCATTAATTAATATTTTCATAAGCTTTTTATTGTTTTTCTAAATGATTTTCGACAACCATTAAAATTACTAATATTTTGTACTGCTAAATTATATATTGCAATAGCTTTATTTTTATCATTATATCTACCTAAGAAAATTCTAACCTTATTAATAAGTATTTCTGTTTTCCATTTACCTTTATCATTGCACCAATGAACTCCAATACCTATTTTACCTCTCGTTACATTTTCTCTCTGAGTAATTAATTGTAAATTATTTAATCTGTTATTTTTTCTATCACCATCAATATGGTCAATAATTAAATCATAACCGCAAGGATTATGGTTTAAAAAAGCAATAGCAACTAATTTTTGAACCACAAACGTTGTGCCTTTGCCATTCTTATACAACCTAACATTATAATAATTTTTAGCATCAATATTTAAAGTAAGGTATTTAATTCTATTATACCAATTTGATTTAACCCTACCCAAACTAGACACTTGATACAATCCCTCATATCCAACAACATCTTTCCAAATCTCTTTTTCTGAATTCATAATTTATTATTTAAAAGTTAGCCGACTATCAATCAAACGCATCTCACCTCGTCATCATAATAATCGGCTATATATTTTTAAGTTACTTAAAGTGAGATGCTGTAACTACATAACAAATATAGTGATTATATATAATAAACTATTCGCCTACCTTTTTTAATTCTGAACAACTCTTTTAATTTTATTCCGTTAATTTCTCTAAATCTTTGAATATTTTCATCACTAGCCAATCCCATGTATTTATGAGTAAGCAAAATTAAATTACTATCCTTTGGCAAATAAACAATTCTCTCTTGTTGAGCATCAAACGCTAATTCAAACAAATTTGCAATTGTAAACATTACTAAATCATGCAATCCACTTTGAACAACTGCATTAGGTTGGTAATTATCCTCAATCTCATAATTAGAAGTACTAGCTTCATCTACTAAAGTTTCATAGTCAGAAAACAAATCTAAAATAGTTGAACTAACATAATCAACATCTGCAACAATTAAATAATCAGTTTCAAAATTAAAGTTAACTGCAGCATTACATAAATTGGCTAAACAAGTTGCACCTTGACTTTCAAAAAACAACTTATCCGCAACTGAATTAAAACCTCTAAATAAAGTATTGTAAGCAGTTTTATAAGCATTTACTCTTGGTAAAATATCAGTATCATAAAAACTTGGACCACTCAATAATGCTTGTGCATCTAAAATAGCAACATTTGGATTTTTAAGTAAATTATCAGCAGACTTTTGAGCCTTTGCAAGTGAATTTTGATAATCTACATTAGTTTCATCAGATTGAATTGTTTCAAATGATTTTGACACCAATGCATTGCTTTCTTTATTCTTTTGAATATCCTCACTTTTTTGCACATTTTTACTTGAATAAGATAAAGATGAATTTTCCATAACACTATCTCTTTTTACAAGTGTGTTATCTTGAATTGATAAATTACTCTTTGGATAATCAAAAACAATAGACTCCCAAAAATCTACTGAAATTTCAGTAACATTATAATTCGCATCATTTCTGCTTAACGACAACGGTTGACCTTTTATCACTCCATAAAAAGGATGAGTAACGGTCCAATATCGATTATCTTTTGCACTATCCTCAAACTCTTGTGCTTGTTCTATATTGTCATCACCTTGAAACCAAAATGTTAAAGGGAATTTTCCGCTCTTTGGTTTTTTACGTTCGACTAAAGACTTTTCAACATCTATAAAATCAAACATCGATGAATTATAATCTGTTGTTTTTTCTCCTGGCTTCCATAATGGAAAAAATTCTTTTCCATCACCAGTTTTAATTGAGAATTTAATATTCTCTATTCTGTTTATCCAGCTCATCTTAGGTGTTTTTTAAATTGAAATTGAGCATTTTTATAATACAACCTATCCATTTGTTTTGATGCTTGTACCGCACTAGGATAAATAAAAGGTTGTGCTTTCACTCGACTTGTTTTTGTTTGCCTTACATTATAAATAGGTACTATTTTTGTTTTTGAAACTCTTTCGAAAACAGTTTCTTTTGAACCGTTTTTAATTCTAAAATATTTAGAACCTTTAACTCTATTTTTTGCAGTACCTATTTTATCTAAATTTTTAAATTGATTTTTGGCTTTTACTTTTTTACCATAGCTTCCAGAAATACGCCCCATATTATGAGGTGTTAATTTACGCCCCTCAATATTACCTCCTTTTTCTTGAACCGCTAAACCGCTTACTAATTTCTGTTGAGTTGAACCATCTAATCCAATTGCAGAACTCATACTTTTTACATCCCATCCTTTTGCTTTTTCTACTTTAGAAAATCTACTAAATAAGTTTTTTTGTCTAATTGTAAAATTCTGATTTGCTTTTTGTGGAATTAGCTTTTTAGATTCAAACGCAACATCATTTAAAGTAAAACGAACCGCATTAGGAAAAGCCGATTTGTGCAGCTTTTCCAATTTTGCAGTTAGTATAATTGTTGCATCTGTATTTACATCTAAACGCATATTTTTTATTTTAAGATAGAACCCATTTTTTAGCAACCTCACCAGTAGTAAAATAAACCTCGCCATTAAATCGGAACAATTGACCGTTCACACTTGGTAAAAACATTATTTCAGTTTTAATACCAGTTGTTAAATTAAATTTGTTCAATTGACCAGCAACAAACGTATATAAAAATCCATTTTCAATTGCAGCATTTGTTGTTTTTATAAATGTGGCATCAATAGAAAAAACAGAATTTAAGAAAAATAAATTGCCCACTCCTCTTGTAAGTTTCCAAAAATCATAATCATTTGTTCCAGTAATATCTGAATTAGCCTCATTTGTTCCATATAAACTACCATTAGTGTCTAAATAAAAATAAGGTTCAAAATCAGTTCCAGTATTTGCAAATGTTACATTTGGAGTAATTGTGGACAAATCCAAAGATACATCGCATACAACATACTCGTTTGAAGTAGGTCTAAATGAAATGCAAATAAATAAATTATTATGTAAAAACACATCATTTAAAACCAAAGACCCATCACTTAAAGATACCCTTATCGCTTGTTGCAATTCGTATGAACTTGGTAAATCCGACATTAAATAACCTTCTTCTTTATAATACATTTTGTCAGTATCATTAAAAGAAATTGGACTTCCCAATGGTGTAAACACTGTATCAGAAACTTCTTGTAACTTATTCAAAGAAAAAGCCACAACGCCATCACTTTTTATAACTATCATTACTTGCTCACTAGCTTTAAATCCATCCGAACTAAATGCCAAAGTTGGACCATCAGAACCACCAAAAGTATAAGATTCAGTAGATACATAATTATCAGTAACCTTTGCAAAACAAACAAATCCATCAGGTAAAATAGATAGTTTAATTGGTAAAGTCCATTTAGTGCCGTCTAAAGTTAAAACATGATTAACGTCGTTTATTTCGTTGGAAAACTTTTTAAAAGCATCAACTAATTGAAATTGCGTATCTGCATTATCTTCTATGTCATTTGGCGTAATTCCAGCCAATTGTATAACTCTATACAAATTCATTAAAATATCACCGTAAATCTCACGAACTACTGGAGTCCCGTCTATCGTATCTGTTTCATTTTGAATATTAGCATTAAACGGATATTTTGAATCAACGTCTTTTGCCACTAGTAAATTACCTAATACTTTCATATATTTTTAATTTTATAATTGAATAACTTTAAAATGGACTTTTAAATTTTGAGTAGCTCCTACAACCTCACGAATAGAAAAAGTAAATTGACTTGTTGATATTTTTTTGAAAATAGGTGTCATACAATCAATATCACTAGTTAAAGTTCCCTCGCTTTCAACTTCAAACTCCACATAATAATCTGTGTTAGCCATAGTGTTAGCCATGGTAACCAAAACAGAACTACCATTAGTTCCTAAAACAGATGCAACCGCAGATGACACATCACCATTAGTAGGTAACGCTCCAGTAGTTACTGAAATATTAATACCACTAAACCAACCTTTATTAATAACTTTGTTTGTAAGCCCATCAATAATAATTTTATCTGCCGCACTTAATAATCCATTTTGTGATGGGGTTGCTAAATAACCTCCAGAATCAGCTCCATTTACTCTACGAGCAAAAACAGTTTTATTAGTTAATGGTGTAGTAGCAAATAAATCAGATGTTCCATCATTTTCAGTTGCTTGACTTGTTTTCTTTAAAAACAATAATTCAGAAACCATTAAATCTAAACTAGCACTATCTGAAATTCTAACTAATACTATTGTAGATGCTGTTTTAATTAACCTAACGTATTCATCTGTTTTAAATGTACCAATTGTGGTAATTGCAATAGTTATTCCATCTGTGCCCTTAATTTGAGTTTCAGCACCCAAATCAACAGAAGCCTTACAAACTAAAAACTCATTTGTTTGCATTAATCCTATTTTTGCAGAAACATTCAACACGCCAGATACTGAGCTGATATTTTGAATGTAATTGTTTTTGGTCGCAAATTCTTTTAACGCTTGAATGGTTTGATAACCATTAGTTTCGTTATCTGGTAAATTATTTGGAGTAATTCCAGCCAAAGTAATAAGTTTGGCAAAGAATTGATGAATATCACCATAAACAAACTCATTTACCGGAGTTCCGTCGTTAGTTCCAGAATTATCTTTTATTCGTCCAAATAGATAATCCGAATCTATAATAATATTTGCTAAAGTTGCTTTATTTCTCATTTCTTATTTTTTTTCAAAGTTAAACATAATTTATAAATGTAAAAGCAACTGTATGAGCTGGTTTTAATTTCAATACTAATTCTTTAAATTCTAATATTCTGTTAGATGGAATATTTGCAACTTCTCCAAGCACCTCGCCACCTATAAAAAAAGTAGCCCATAAATTACCAGAGCCAATAGAATAACTTTCGTTTATCACATTTTCATTTGCAATTACATCATAATTACTAAATCCGTGTTGTGTTCCTAATCCGTGTTGGGTATCACCTCCATGCTGAACTAAATCTAAACTAATTGCAATTACATCATTTGGAGTTTTATAAGGAAATAAATTTTCGTGAACCCAAACATTAAATCCAGCTAATTGTAATTGACTTTCAATAAAAATTCTACTTTGACGTGCTTTTATATTGCTTGGAAAAGCCATTTTTCTCAATATCATTTGGCGTCTAAAGTCTAAACTTAAACTAGGATTAGAAACTAAACCCAAACGATACTCCCACAACTCACAATCATTAATATCAAATTTTACACTATCTGGAAATACTGAATTTATAGTAGCCTCAGAATCTTCAACTATTCGGATAAAACTTCTATTTATAGCATTGTGTAAATTATCAAAAACACCATTTTTTTGCATCCACCATGCTCTACCAGTTGGATATAATTGGCGAGATAAACCACCCATTATATCGCCTAAACTTTCACCTGGAATAGTTGGCATTCTATGTGGTGTTGAGATTCCATGTGGAGTGCCTAAACCGTGCTTTGTGCTATTATTAGTTACTTCATACATACTATGCAAATGTTAAGTTTCTTAAATATGGTATGAATCCTAAATTAAACTCAGAACTTAAAACCTCAACTCCATTAACCTCCATAACCAATGTATTAAAGAAATTTGAACTATCTAAAACATCAGTAACAACACTTTGTAATCTTGCACTATACAAAATATCATTTTTATCTCTAGGTAAATCTGCTCCAGAAACATAAGGTCGCACATCGTATAAAAATGTTTTTATGTTTTCTTGAATAGCATTTTGAACCGATACACTAGAATCAACTAATCCGTTAATTATAACATCAACTGGAACTATATCAATCTCTAAAGTTTCTACGTTTGCTTGTATCGGACGCCTCCCTCTCTCGTTTTGTGGTTTGGTATCGTCTGGATCAAAATTAATTACTTCTAAAACATTTTCTAATAATGTAGAATCAGGAGTTCCTTTTCCATCTGTACTATCTGAAATTGTAGCTTCTACATAAACGTCAACAAATCCAGCATCATCATTTCTAACATAAGGATAAACTTTTCTAACACCTTGTGCATCTGCACTCCATAAACGATAATCAGTTTTACTACCACCTTGAGGCTCTAATTGAATTGCATCTAAAATTGATTGTCGGTAAACTTCAATATCTTCACTTGCTCTTGGTTGCTCAATCACCTCATCAACAACAACTAAATTATTAACTCCTAAAACTGGCTCTGTAATTGTCAACTCGTCATTTACTTCTAAATCAAAATCAGTTCCGCCACCTAACGAACGCACCTCAATTATATCATCAGTTCCAGTTAAAATATATTCAGAATCCAATACATATAATTGACTTGGGTTTAAAGAATTTTCATTTGATTTAAAAGTTAATCCACTTCTTAAAACAGCACTAGCAGTTCCGGTAACTTCTAAATTGAAAATACCAGCAGTTGCTGGTCGTGGATTTCTATTTAAATAAATTCTACCTAAACGCTCCAAAGTTCCACCATTAGCCTCTATAGTAGCAGTATCTGGAAATATTTCATTTTGAATATCAGCTAAATATAAATACTCTAATTTAAATTGAGCTGCCAACACTCCAACAAAAGCATCTAAAACATACTTCAATTCTGTAGGTGCTAAATTCAACTTTGATTTAAAATCGTTTTCTAAAGCTAATTTCAAATCATTAATACTTGGTATATCTCTCATTTTTTCTAAATTGTTTTTTCAATTATTAATTCACCTTTGGCATTATCATAAACTAATTGCAGTATTCTATTTTCTTGACTTCCTTTCTGTGTAAAGTTAATAATTATTCTAATATGATTTGTTCCAACAAATTCAACGTCAACTCCGTAATTCAATAAAATAGTTAAATAACTTAAATCCTCATTTGCCGATTGAATTATTCTCAAACGTCCTGAAGTATTTAAAACCACTTTTTGTAATTCCCGTTCGGTATTTGAGTTAAATTGTTTTATCGGAGTTTGAGCATAAAACAAAGGATTAGCCCAATAATCAAAACGTTCCTCGCTTGCTAATTCATTGCCTATCGTATTTGCTTCTACGTTGCCACCAAATAAAGCCAAATACACTTGTTGGAACAATACCTCGCCCATTAATAAATCATTGGAAACGATAGCCATTTCGCCACCGCTTCCAGATTCATGTAAATTTATATCTTTTGTATTCATAATAATTAATTTAAATTATTTACCAAACGCCCCTTGAGTTGGAGATACCACAACTGGAATACCACCACTATAATTGCTTTTTGTTTTAGCTTCAGACCCACCTTTTGCTGAAACTTCAATTCCTACTTTACCATTAACTGTTGCATTTGCGGTAGCTTTTGCTTGTTTGCCCTCTGGAGCTTCTAAAGTCCCCATACTCTCACGCATAGCCTTTATTTTTTCAGCACCTCCACCAGCTAAATCTCCCATTCCTGGTATTTTTGCTAATAACTCTAACAATTGTTGAACTGGCATTAAAATAGCATCTAATAAAACAACGCCAATAGCCTTAATTCCAGCTACCATACCACCGGTTGAAAAAGCTTGAGTTACCATTTCCCAATTACGTCTTAATGATTGAATAACAGAAATAACTAATCCTAATGGACCTAAAAATATAGCCAACGCGGCACCCCATTCATCCCATTTAGCAATTATTAAAGCAATAAAACCAATTAAAGCTACAACTCCAACAATTATTAATCCTATTGGGTTTGCGGTCATCGCTGCATTCCACGCCCACTGAGCGGCTGTAGCTAACCAAGTTTCTCCTGCCATAGTTTTTTGATAAAACCCATACAATTTAATTGCTATTCCAGAAACACTTGTAACAATAGTAACTCCTTTTATAATTCCAGACATTACCAATAAAGCAATACCCACATTTGCAATAGTTGTAACCAATCCTGGATTATCATTTGCCCATTTTCCAAACTTTTCTATAATAGGCGTTACCTTATCAATTAACTTACCTAAAATTGGAGCTAATTGAGTTCCGACTGTAATTGATAAAGCTTCCATATTATTTTTAGCCATTTCAATTTTACCAGCCATTGTATTATTCTTTTTTGCAGCCTCAGCACTAATTGAAGTTCCATCTGCAAATGCTTTATTCGAAATACCTTGAACCTTTGAAAGTTTTTCATAACCACTACCTAAAGCTCCAACAACTTTAATAGTTTCTTGAGAACCTATTTTTAAGTTATCCAAAGTCATTGCCAATTCACGTGGTTTTAACTTATTTAAAGATTTTGCAAAAGTTGTAGCAAATTTTGTAGGATCAGTTTGATATAATTTATTTGCTGATTGGACAGTCATACCCATTTGATCGGCAAAACCAGTCATATTTTT